ACCTAAAGGAGTGACAGGAGCGTGGAAGCATTACACAACTACAGCACCGGCAAATGGTAATGTCACAACTCAAAATACAACGATTACATCTGCAATCTGCAGCGATTCGAATATTACTCTGAAGTTTTAATTAACAGCAGCAAAATCAATTCAGTGGCTATCCCCTGAATTTTTTAATTTGGTGTGCTAAATTATTTAGTAATTTCACGTCATAACAAGTCGGAGCAAAAATGAATCAGGAAATAAACTCAAGGATAATCAAAACGGAATTGATCAAATGGAGAGAGCTTCAATTCATTCAGCATGAGGAATTTAAGGAATGGTTGGAAGCTGGAGACAAAAAATTATTGCAAAGCCTTGTCAGGTATCAGTTTGTTGATCCTTTCAAGGTTTGGGAAAATGAGGGTGTTTTATACTGTTTAGATGGCAAACATCGTTTCACAGATTTGCAAAAAGTGATTGAAAGCGGTGTTTCTGTTCCTGATCTACTTCCCGCCACATTTATTGATTGCACCGACATGAAAGAAGCTGCAGAACTTGTTTTGGTCTATTCTTCTGCATATGCACGCATCACACAACAGGGATTATTCGAGCATATTAAACAATTTGATTTGTCTTTTGACGATATAAAGGAAACAATGTCTTTGAGCAGTTTGGACCTGAACACGATGAAAGATTGGTTTCTCCCGGAGCCGAATGAAGAAGATCTTATTGGTTTGCTTAAAAACAACCCACTCACAATAAAAATCACATTCAAGGATAAAGCACAATTCGACACAGCAGAAAATCTGATCAAACAGGTTTTGGATGATCATTGTCCCGGTGCATATTATTCAGTAAGCGGTGGTGAACTATGAAATTAGAAATTGCAACATATCAGGCCACGAAGTATGCAATAATGAATTTTCATTACAGCAAGACTATGCCTCCATGCGGTTGCAGTTTTTCAGTTTTCAATAATAACAACGAATGGTGCGGAGTGATCGTTTATTCAAAAGGTGCTACCAACAGGATTGCAATGCCTTATGGTTTGGTCCAAGGTCAGGTTATTGAATTGGTCAGAGTAGCATTGAACGGAAAACAGGAAAGCACCAGCAAAGCAGTTTCCATCAGCCTGACAATGGTTAAGAAGTTAAATCCTTTGGTAAAACTGATCGTGAGTTATGCCGATACCGGCCAGAATCACAAAGGCATCATTTATCAGGCAACAAACTGGTATTATACAGGTGTTTCAAAAGGAGACACGCCAAGTTACATCCACAAGGAAACAGGAAGAAAATACCATAACAGAAACGTTTCTGTAACTGGTTTCAAAGACAACCATTCAAAACGGTGCCCGAAAGTTTCAGACTGCATCGAAGTAAAAGGAACAGATAAGCACAAATACATTTTTCCATTGGATAAAGCAATGATCCCGGTTTGTAAAAAACTTTCAATGCCTTATCCTAAAATATTACATGCGGCAATAGCTTAATGGTAGAGTGTCAGTCTTTCCAGACTGAAGATGGCGTTCGAATCGACCTTGCCGCTCAAATCATATCTTTATGAAATAAATTCGTAAAGATGGACGACAAACAAAAAATTGAAATCATGGCAGCAACAGTAAAGCCGATCATTCAGTTTATCGAAGAAAGGCGAAAATCCAGATTTGATTTACTCAATACATTGAGCAGTCAATCTATTGAAAATTTACCTGAGTCCATCAGGAAAACAAGAGAAGAAGAAGCTTCAAGACTTCGCGCTGTAATGCAAGAGCAGGAAGATATCTTAACAACAATAAAAGTGCTCTATCCTAATGGCTAAAATTCAAGCCGATAAGATCGAATACATGCGCCGTATCTATCAAATCCAGGGATGGATCATTGAGGGACATCAAACTTCATTGATTATTCGTCAGATACTGCAGAACGGATGGACCAACGCGAATTCAGAAAAAAATAAACAACGACATGCAGAACGGATGCTCAAAGCTGCCCGTGACTTGTGGACTGAAGTTCCTGAAATGGAATTGGAACAGAAACGAAAAATGAAAATTGCCGAGCTGCAGCAATACAAACGAACATTGAAGGAAGCACATAAAGGAACTCCGTCCGGGATCAGAGCATTAGTGGCCGTGGATAAAGAAATCATTATGTTGGAAGGATTGCGCAAACCGATAAAAGTTGCTCCGACAGATGCCGAAGGCAATACACTGCCAGAACCACCAAAACAAGTAATCATCATCAATGGTAAAGAGATAGAATTCTAAATGTGGCAGAAGCAAAAGAAATATTATTCCAACCATTTCAAAAGCAGCAGGAATTCTTAGATGCTGCCTTATCCGGAGATTATACATTTATCACATTTGGCGGAGCGATCAGAGGAGGCAAGACATATGCTTTGCTTGCTCTTTTCATTTTACTCTGCAAAGTGTTTCCCGGATCCCGCTGGGCGATAGTGAGAAAAAACCTTCCTACGATCAAAAAGAATCTTTATCCATCATGGAATAAAATAAAGCCGACAAACTTCATCAAGTCGCATCCGATGGACCAACATATCTGCACTTTTAAAAATGGTTCACAGATAATTTTCTTCCCGGAGAGCTATGACACAGATAAAGACTTGGACCGATGGAAAGGTTTTGAAGTGAACGGTTTTGGATTTGAAGAAATAAACGAATGTCAGCAGGCCACACTATTCAAAGCTTTTGAACGTGCCGGATCTTATATCATCAAAGGATTAAAAATACAGCCAAAGCCATTGATCGTTGCAACCTGTAACCCGACATTCGGATGGTTCAAGGATTTGGTTTATACACCATGGAAAAACAAAACATTAAAACCTTCCTGGCATTATATACAATCAAGGATCTATGACAACGTTCCATTATTGGCAGAACAGCCAGATTATCTTCCACAGCTAAAAGAAAATCTGAATCATTATGAATATGAAGTTTTCGTTGAAGGCAATTGGGATGTGCAGTTAAAGACCGGCGGAGAGTTCTTACGAAACTTTGAACTGGATCAGCATGTAAAAGCTGTTACCTATGATGAATCAACAACAGTTCATATTTCATTAGATAGCAACGTTTATCCTTACATCGCAGTTACTTGCTGGCAGTTATTCAGGACCGATACCGGTTGGAAAGTAAAACAGGTTCATGAAATCCCTTGTGAAGATCCTTACAACACTGCATCATGGGCAGGGAAATCAATTGTGAAATGGTTGAATGATATCGGCTATAATGAAAAGGTATTTCTGTATGGTGACCGGTCCACAAAAAACAGGAATAATATCGATGATAATAAACGAAGCTTTTTTCAAATCGTGAATGAAACGATTCTGAATGCAGGATTTAAAACAGTAGACAAGATCCTGTCTTATGCTCCATCTGTTTCATCGATTGGAGATTTTGTAAATGCAATATTTGCCGGAGAAGTGAAGGGAATAGATATTGTGATCGGTGAAACCTGTAAAAAATCAATCAACGATTATATTGAAACCAAAACAGACAAAGACGGTACCATTTTAAAAATTCGTGTTCCACATCCAACCATTGAAGGAATCACAATGGAAAAGAATGGCCACTTAACAGATACTTTAAAAGATTTCATGGTGCAGGCATTCTATCAGGAATATCAGATGTACGTCAATCGTCACAAAAAACTTATTCCGGGAGGGATATCACAAATTAGTCGCACCGGGAACATTACCCTATAAAAAAGCCTTCCCGCGAAGAAAGGCTTTTAAAAATCCAATAGCAACAAGTAAGATAAAAAAACAAATGAATTCGAAGATAAATAAATATTTCTTACTTTAGCTAAAGAATTTAGCAAAATATATGACACCAGATCAATTAAAAGTATTGAGTTATGGTAGTTTCGGCTATCTGTCAGCATATGATCTTTTACAATGGTGCTCACCTCAATTTCTTATCAAACAGTACAACGTCAACAGCAATTGTATTCAATCCGGATGCAGTATTGCTGAATCAGAAGTGATCGCAAGTTTAAAAAATAGATACGATCTAAGTGCTGAATTGGCCAAGGTAGGAAACATGCCAGCTGCAGCAATTGCAATAGTTACATCACAAATAATTACAGCGATAAATATTTTGGTACCGGGAAACAATTTTACTGCAGCACCGGTGATCAGTATCGTTGGTGGCGGTGGAAGTGGTGCAACGGCCACAGCTGTATTAAATGGAAATACTGTTGGATCCATTGTAGTAAATACCGGAGGAACATTGTACACTTCTGTTCCACAAATAAACTTCACTGGTGGACAGAGTGCAGATACACGAAGCAATCTTTTAGTTAAAATAATTTCTTTATTGGCGATCAGGAACATCCTTGGCAACATGGAAAATATTTCTGATCAGATGACAGCGATGTTTAAATGGGCGGACCAAACATTGAGAGATCTTCGTAATGGCCAACAAAACTTACCATTACCAGGCGTGAATATTTGTGTTTCTTCTGAATCATTTTTAGTTGAACAATCTTTCAAAACATTGGGATAATGAATAAAGCTGTTCAAAAACAACTTCGTGCAATTGCAGACAGATTACCTATTTGGTTTGTTGAAAGCCATGAAAATCATTTGATGACTGGCCAAGAAGTTTTGGATGAAACAGAGTATAAAGAAATTGAAGGAAAACCAATCGATGTTACAAAAGAATACATCATTGCAATGCCGGTTCAGGTTGCTTATAATCATTATCGCTATTTAAAAAAATTATACGCTGATGGAGGAATGAATGCTGTAAATAAATATGCATCAGAAGTGATGATTGAAGGAACACAGGAATCTATTCAAGAAAGCGTATTACAATAATCACAACCATGAGCAGAAGAGAACGCAGATTAAATGATCCTGCAATACAAGCAAAAAGAGAACAGCACCAACTTGCCGGTGGTGGTCCTTTGTCAATCCCGGGAATAGGAAATAATGGAAAAGGTAATGGCGGCGGATGGGGCAATGGTAATAAAAAATCAAAACCTGCAACCGGTACCCAACCAGCAGTGAATCCTTTCATGATTCCAAAAGGTGCAGGCTTGAATGTTATCTCTCAAACATTTCCTTCTAATTATTTTGTTGAATGGAATTTAAGCACCTGGCGATATGCTTGTGATCAGGCTATCAAACAGGGATATACAATGTCTTATGCAACACTCGTTTCATGGGTGTTTGAATCTTCACCGTTTATACAATCTTTATTCCGGGCAATAGAATCTCCGATCGGAAAAATACCATATTTGTTTGTTGATGAAAAAGGAAATGAGTTAATGGATTGGACCGAAGAATTATGTAATAAAAGCTGGCACAAAGATTTAAGAAAACAAATTGCACTTGCTCATTTCTGGGGATTTTTGGGATTGAACTTTGATCCGATTAATGGCAAGGTTTATAAATATCCGATGCAGGACATTGATCCTATCAATCGTTTGTTGAAACAAAACACTTATTCATTTTATGATGGTGTGAATTTCAGTGAGCATGATAATTTATTGTTTGTTCAGCCATCAACAGCATATGAAGCATTCCTCGGATGGATGCAACCGATATCAAGAATGTTCATCCAAATGAATCTGAATGATAATAGCTGGATCGCTGCAGGTAGAAGATTAGCGTTTCCATTAATGACTGTTGGATATCCTCAAAACAGCAATGAAAAAGATGCTGCAGGGAATGATTATAATCCTTTCAAAATTCAGGCAGAAAATGTAGTGGCCACAGCTGA